GATGGGATCCCAGGGAGAGGACATAATTATAGGCAATGAAAGTCGGGCCCAGTTTCCTTATTCTACTGAATGCAAGAACCAGGAGGCGGTTAATGTTTGGAAAGCATATGACCAGGCAAAAATGAACAGTGGCCCGTATGAGCCTTTATTAATAATAAAAAGAAATAGGTCTATTCCCCTGGCTATTATTGACGCCAAACATTTTGTTGAATTAGTGAGAAAAGTAAATGAATAGTAAATTAGAAAAAGAATTAATGGCCCAGGTTTGGTCGCCTGAGATAAAAGATAGCCCATTAAAATTTGTAAAATTTATTTTTGAATGGGGTAAACCAGGAACCCCCCTGGCAGAATTTAAAGGGCCTCGAAAATGGCAAGAAAAAATTTTACTAGAATTAGAGAGGCACATAGCAAGAAACCAGGGAGAAGTAACACCCGAAATGTTTCGCCAGGCAGTAGCCTCAGGACGTGGAATTGGTAAGTCGGCCCTGGTTGCTTGGTTAGTTTTATGGATGTTATCTACCAGGCTAGGTAGTACGACTATTGTCACCGCAAACACCGAACAACAACTAAGATCCAGGACGTGGGCAGAATTAGGTAAGTGGCTAACGCTTTCTATTAATAGTCATTGGTTTTCAAAAACAGCAACAACAGTAAGACCGGCGCCCTGGTTTGATGAGGCATTAAGAAAAGATTTAAAAATTGACACCGGTTATTACTACGCCCAGGCACAGTTATGGTCGGAGGAAAGTCCGGACGCTTTTGCGGGTGTTCACAGTAATTATGGAATATTATTAATTATGGATGAGGCCTCAGGTATACCAGGGCCAATTTATTCTGTTAGTGAGGGTTTCTTTACAGAGCCAACGACCGACCGATTTTGGTTTTCTTTTTCTAACCCTAGGAGAAACTCAGGCCCGTTTTACGAGTCATTTCACAGTGCCAGGTCTTATTGGAATGTTTCACAAATTGACTCCAGGACAGTAGAGGGCACAGATAAAGATTTATTTAATAAAATGCTAGAGCAGTACGGCGAAGAGTCTAGCGTGGCCCGTGTTGAGGTTATGGGTGAATTCCCACGTTTTGACGATGACACAGTTATAGGAATGGAATTAGTTAGAAGTGCAATAGACCGGGACGTTTCGTTGACGGGATCCGCGCCGATAATCTGGGGCCTTGATGTTGCCAGGCAAGGTAGCGACTCGAGCGCTTTATGTATTAGACAGGGAAATCATATTCTCGAAATCCGTACTTATAAATCGATGGACTTAATGCAATTATGTGGCGCGATTAAAAATAAATATGATGATGAGCAAACCAACAACAGGCCTCAAGAAATATTAATCGACGTCATTGGTATAGGCGCCGGTGTAGTGGATCGTTTAGTAGAACAGAATTTACCAGTGCGTGGGATCAACGTTTCCGAATCCCCGTCCTCAAGAAAAAATTATTTAAACCTCAGAGCCGAGTTATGGTTTGCGGTTAGAGATTGGTTGGCGGGGCGCGACGTCAAGATTCCCAACGACGATGATTTAGTGACGGAGTTAGCCTCGCCAATTTACAAATATACCTCAACGGGAAAAATTAAAATTGAGTCAAAAGAAGAAATGAGAAAAAGAGGAATTAAATCACCCGACCGAGCAGACGCTCTCGCGTTGACAATGGCAAGTGCGGCCGCGTCGTTTAGTGCGAAAGATTCTTTTATGGGATATAATTTTAAAAAACCCCTAAAGTCAAAAATTTACAGAGTAGGTTAAAACAATTATGGATTATTCAAAAGACAACCCGGAGTCACAAGACCAGGAATACGACACAATAGAACTAACATCAATTATCAAAAGCGAAATGGACGACGCTCGTGATTTTATTGACCAAGTAGGTCAAGAACGAGCAGAGAACACAGACTATTATTTAGGCGCCGAGCCGACAAATGAAAGTGAATTGCAATCAGAGTACGTAAGTACTGACGTTAGAGACAGCGTTTTATTTATGATGCCGTCAATAATGCGAACTTTTTTTGGATCTAAAAAAATTGTCGAATTTATTCCGCACGGGCCCGAAGATATTGCCCTGGCAGAACAACAAACTGATTATATCAATTACGTTATTACCCAAAAAAATAACGGATTCCAGGTTATGTATAACGCGTTTAAAGATGCGCTTATAAGAAAAGCCGGTTTTATAAAGGTTTATTATGATGAGGGCCTCCAGGTAACTAATCATTCATACACAGGCCTTAATGAAGAGCAACGCCAGGCATTACTCCAGGACATAGAGGTTGAAATTGTCTCTGAAAAAACTGAGGAAATGACCAGGGAAACTTATGACGACACAACAGGCGAAACCACAACGCAATCAATTCCGTTTCGTTATGATTTAAAAATTAGACGCGTAAAAAAGAAAAATAAAGTTTGCATTGATGCAATTCCACCCGAAGAAATATTAATATCCAGGGACGCCAGGACAATCGAAACGGCCAGTTATGTTGCACACAGGCGTTTAATGACAGTTGGCGAATTAGTTAGCCTGGGTTATGACTTAGAAGAGGTAGAGCAATACGCCGGTGCCGGGAACTATATGGATCCTGAGACGCAAAACGAAATACAAGCAAGAAATCCTTTTAACGATGTAACTGGGCCAGATAGAGCCGACGGAAAAGAGGTTTATTACGTAGAACATTATTTACACTATGATCTTGACGGCGACGGCATTGACGAAAAAATAAAAATTTGCACGGCCGGAGAGGGATGTAATATTTTACACATTGAACCTTGCGATGAATTACCGATAGCAATGTTTTGTCCGGATCCTGAGCCACATACGGCCGTTGGATCTTGTCCGGCAGATTATTTAAAGCCAATACAGGCCGCAAAATCGCAAATTATGCGCGATAGCCTGGACTCATTAGGACACGCAATATTTCCAAGGTATGCAGTAGTCGAGGGCCAGGTAAATTTAGAAGATTTAATGAACACCGATATTGGTCAACCAATTAGACAAAGAGCGCCAGGACAAATTCAACCTCTAACGACACCTTTTGTCGGCAAAGAGGCGTTCCCGGTTATGAATTACCTGGATAATGTCAAAGAGGAACGTACCGGCGTTAGTAAAGCCTCAATGGGTTTAAATGCCGATGCTTTACAGTCGTCAACAAAAGCGGCCGTCGTTGGAACGATGAGTGCGGCCCAGGGACGAATAGAATTAATCTGTCGTCACTTTGCAGAAACAGGCCTTAAGCCATTATTTAAAATTGTTAATAATGTTGTTATTCGTAATCAAAACGAAAAAGACGTATTTAGATTAAATGATGAATTTATTCCGGTAGATCCGCGTTTTTGGGATATTAATAAAGATATACAAGTCAATGTTGCTATTTCTAAATCAAGCGACGAAGAAAAAGCGGCCGTACTAGGCCTATTATTGCAAAAACAAGAAATGATCCTGGAAAAATTAGGCCCACAAAACCCATTAGTGACCGGACAACAATATGCTAACGCAATGACTAAGTTTATTGAATTAGCCGGTTTTAAAGATGCACAACAATTTATAAACACCAGGGTAGAGCCAACACCACCACCGGCCCCGGAAGAGCAAAAACCGGACGCACAGGAAATGTTAGCAATGGCCGAAAGTGAAAAAGCAAAAGCGACAGCAAATAAAGCAATCGTGGACGCTGAAAATGATAGACTTAAAATCTTAATGGATGATGACTTTAAGCGTGACCAGGCATCGGCCGACGCATTGTTAAAAATCTTAGAATTAAATGCCAAATATGGAACTGAAATAGAAACAGCGGAAATAAATGCAATACTGGAAAGAGATAAAGAAGAAATTAGACAACGAAACAAGTCTGTCGGAATGGGCGGACAGTCTGTTAGAGAGCTTAACCAAAAATAGGTCGAAAATTTTTCACCTGGAGGCTTTTGATAATGATCGATTGTACGTTGGCACAGAAATTAAAGCTGACTCGTTAGAGGAGGCCGAGTTATTTTTGCGCCTGGTGTTTAGAGATGCTTTATTAGAAAATGACGCAATTAAAATAACAAAAATAAGTGAGGACTGGATACATTAATGGGCGATATATCAGATAAAAGTAAATTAACATTTACCTTGCCTTATCTAATACAAATTATTACGGCAATAGGGGCCCTGACATATACTTACGTCACATTAACAGACAAAGTTGATTATTTAGAAAACCAAGTCGCCATAATGCAAGAGGATATAAAAGCAAATTCACAGTGGCAAAGAGAATGGGAAAGTGGAGGCATTCTACCTCTTGATGTAGAGCAAAACGAAAAATTAAAATACTTAGAATGGGAAGTTATAAAACTTCATAAACAAATTTACGGAAATTAAAATGGCTAAGGATCCTCGTTTAAAAAGAGTAGGAGTCTCAGGATTCAATAAGCCAAAAAGAACACCTGGCCATAAAACTAAAAGCCACGTGGTTGTTGCAAAAAGCGGCGACAAAATAAAAACGATAAGGTTTGGTCAACAGGGTGTGACGGGCGACCGAAAAATGACAAAACGTGCAAAGTCTTTTAAGGCCAGGCACGGAAAAAATATAGCAAAAGGCAAAATGAGTGCTGCTTATTGGGCCAATAAAACTAAATGGTAGGAGAAAAATATGCCAAAAAAAAAGAGACCAGGACTATATAGAAACATTCATAAAAAACGCGCCAGGATAAAAGCCGGTAGCGGTGAAAAAATGCGCAAACCAGGAACTAAAGGTGCGCCAACTGCTAAGGCTTTTCGACTAGCGAAAAAAACTGTGAAAAAATCAACTAAAAAAAGGAGGGCATAATGCCAGGACACTACGGAAAAACTAAAAAAACAAAAAAAAAGAAAAAGACTAAAAAGAAAAAATAATGTTAGAGCAGTTAATAAAACCCGCGTCTGACATTATTGGCAAATTTGTTAAAGACAAAGACCTCCAGGCACAACTTGACCACGAGTTAGCTACTTTATTCCACCAGGCTAATATGGCTCAAATGGAAATATTAAAAGAAGATGCTAAGTCAAAAAATTGGTTTCAAAATTCCTGGAGGCCCTCTGTCGGATGGATATGCTCAATTTCTCTTGGAGTACATTTTATAATTTTGCCTTTAGCAGAATGGGCCGCAGTATTGTCCGGAGTTAATGTTGAATTACCTAAATTTGATTTTACACAATTATCAGCAATTTTAATGTCGATGTTAGGAATGTCTGGCCTGAGGTCATATGATAAACAAAGATTATTAAAAGAAAAAAAAGAGCTATATAAAAAATGATGATGTTCTTGACAGAGATAAAAGCCGTATCGTCTACCGGCCAGGAACTTTATTTTGACGGCCCTATTGTAAAAGCCGGATCTATACAAGAAGCTGAGGAAAAAGCTCTTTCAATGAATCCTAATTTAAAAGTTTTAGGAGAATATATGGGGTATGCGGGGAGTTTTAATGATCTGGAATTATCCTAATTTCTCGCCAAATGAATTTACGTGCTCTTGTTGTGGAAAACAAGGCGTATCATTAGACCTAGTTAGTAAATTACAACAACTAAGAACGGCCGTCGATATGCCTTTAAAAATATCCTCAGGTTATCGTTGCGACAACCATCCCATAGAAAAAAAGAAAAAAATAAAAGGTACACATAATAAAGGCCTGGCGGCCGATATATTGTGTTCCGGGGCCGATGCGCATAAAATATTGTGTGCGGCAACCGAACTTAAATTCTCAGGTATAGGTGTTAATATGAAAGGAAATCACAATCAAAGGTTTATACACTTAGATATAGCTAAGGGTAAAAATAGACCTACTGTTTGGAGTTATTAATATGGAATTGACACCTTATTTAGTTTGGAATGTTATTTTAACCCTGGTATATGCGCCCCTGGTTTATGGGATCCGTCAAAATAGCCAGGAACTTAAAAGAATTGATATTTTACTAAATAAAACGCGAGAGGAAATGGTAGGCGATTTTGTGGCTAAATCAGATAACGAACGCGATATGGATAGGCTTTTGAGTCGTTTTGATAAACTAGAGGAAAAATTGGATCAGATATTGAATGGATAAACAAACTGAAATAAATGAGGGCCGAGAGGCCGAGAGCATCCTGGAAAGTGATGTCTTTAAAAAGGCTTTTATTAATTATAAAAATGAGTTAATAAAAGAATGGGAATCAACATCGAGAAAAGAACTCGAAATTCGAGAAAATCTTTTCCGAGCCGTGCAATCTCTTCCAGAGATTGAACGTCATTTAAGAATCATTGTCGAAAAAGGGAAACTAACATCTAAGGAATTTAATATCCTTAAAAAAGTTTCTTAACTGCGCCTATTGTTTTTTAAGCAATAGTCGTGAGATAATAAAATTAAGAGGACACGAATATGAGCGATAACAACGAGACCGCTTCTCAAGATCCAACAGAAAAAGCCGAGTCTATTTTTTTGGATATGCTTACTCCCGAAGAGGAAAAACAAGCAGAGCCCGGACAAGAGACAGAGCAAGAAGAGTCGGAAGAAACGGAAGTAGAAACTGAGGTAGAGGCGGAAGCTGAAACCGATGAGGAAATAGAAGAGGAATCCGATGAGCGATCCGAAGAGGACGAAGTAGAGGACGAAAGTGAAGAAGAGCCGGAAAGTTTTTCCATCAAAGTAGATGGTGAAGACATCCAGGTAACCCTCGATGAACTTAAAGCCGGATACAGTCGTCAGAAAGATTATACTCGGAAGACACAAGAAGTAGCAGAGCAACGAAAAGAAGCTGAAAAAATTCAGAACGAAGCAATGCAAAAAAATACTGAATTGTCAGAAGAGAGAGCGTTATATAACGATTTATTACCTAAGATGCAAATGATGATAAAAAATAATTTGCAAAAGGAACCGGACTGGCAACAGTTAATCGACCAGGATCCTCAAGAATATTTGAGGAAAAAGGAAGAGTGGAATAAAACAAGTCAAACTTTAACGTTTGTTGAAAATGAAATGAACAGACTGAGAACAGAGCAAGAGCAAGACAGTCAAAGGGCGTTACAACAACAAGCATTAGAGGGACAGCGAATCATTAACGAAAAAATTCCTGAGTGGAAAGATAATGAAGTCGCAAAAAAAGAGGCCGAGAACATGATGACTTATGCAAAGGGCCTTGGTTTTACTCAAGATGAATTGTCGCAAATATATGACGGGCGTTTAATTCTTTTATTACGGGACGCTTGGCAACACAGTAAAGTAAAAAAAGCTGTGAAAACCAAACCCAAAGAATCCCCCGCTCGTGTTAGTAAGCCAGGAAATTCCAACAAAATTAGAAGTAATACTCCGTTAAAGAACGCAAAATCAAGACTAAGGAAAAGCGGAACTGTAAGTGACGCGGCCAAAGTTTTTGAGCAACTTTTATAACAAATAAATTTTATCTTTAAGGAGGATAAAAATGGCTAAAGTAACAAATGCGTTTCAAACTTATGACGCAACATCGGATCGAGAAGAGCTATCAAACACGATATTTAATATTGATCCATCATCAACGCCGTTCATGTCTGCTTTAGGAACTAAAAATGTTTCTAACGTGGTTTTTGATTGGCAAACAGAAAACTTACCATCAGTAAGTGCAACAGGAGAAATTGAGGGTTTTGAAATTTCAAGAGCAGCATCCACTCCAACAGTAAGAGAAACTAACGTATGTCAAATTAACTCAGTTAACGCGACAATTTCAGGATCTCAAGAAAGCTCAGACGCGGCCGGTAAAAGGTCAGAAATGGCACACCAACTTGCCATTATGTCAAAAGCGCTAAAAAGAAACATGGAAACTGCATTGTGTCAGAACCAGGCTAAAAACGCCGGCAACGCATCAACTGCAAGAGCTACACGTTCTTTTGAGGCTTGGGTTTCTACTAACGTTTCACGTGGAACTGGTGGCGCTAACGGATCAGCTTCCGCCGCCGCGACTGATGCTAGTACCGCGAATAGACGTGCGCTAACTGAAACACTTTTAAAAGGTGTTCTACAGTCTATGTTCACAAATGGTGCAGAGCCTAAATTAGCAATCGCCGGGCCAGTAA